CTGCAACGGCTGTGAAAGTGAACCAAACAGTAGAACTTTTGAAACAAGACCCTGATGTCGTTGCTTTAGACGCTGGCGACGCTCCTTTAGGTGATCCAATCATTCAATCACAAAGAGCTGTCGTTGATAATAACTTAGATGTTTACAATGGAGGAGGAGCTTAACAGATGGCTACATTTAGTAAAAGAATACAACTTAGAAGAGATACTGCTACCAACTGGCAGACCACCAACCCCGTACTTCTCGAAGGTGAACTAGGTCTTGAATTAGACCCCACCCGTAACAGGATTAAGATAGGAGACGGGACGACTGCTTGGAACTCCTTGCCTTACTTCTTGGACGCTCGTGAAGAGGAAGTTGGTGATTATCAAGACTTTATAGATGGTCTCTCAACACCTTAGATATGAGCAGCGTACTTACACAGTTAGGACAGAAAGTAAAAGCCAAGCTTGATAACAAGTTTGATAAGTCTGGAGGGTTGATCAGTGGAGCGGTAAATATATCACAATCTCTGCAAATAGGATCATATTTATCATCCAGTCTACCAGAAGCAGGTACATCAGGTCGTATCATATATGTAACAGATGGAGACGGATCAGGTGGTCCTTGTATCGCTGTTGACGATGGAACTGCTTGGAAGATTGTAGAGCTTGGTGGTTCAGTACCTACTGCTATTCATATACTTGCGGAAGATGGAGACAGTCTGACAACAGAAGCTGGTGCTATACTTATTACTGAACCTGTTTGACAGGTATAAGTTCTGCTAATACTCTTTATCACATATTAACTGATAAGCTTAACCCACAAAAGAAAGTATATATATTATGTCTAGTTTGTTAACCCAATTGGGTCAAAAAACCAAAGTAGAGCTTGATAAGAAGCTTGCCCTCGCAGGAGGAACAATGACTGGAGCTTTGACGCTCTCAGCTGATCCTTCCGCCAACCTCCACGCTGCTACCAAGCAATATGTTGATTCCGTATCTTCAAGTGTATCTTCTCTTCAATCCGAAGTAGACGCTACTCAAACTGGTGCTGGTCTCGGTGCTAACGGTGCTTACAGTGCTAACGCTTCTACCAACTATCTCGGTTCTGTAGCCAGCCTTAAAGCTGCTGACGAAGCTCTTGATAGCCAACTTAAAACTGTTGCTGACGCTGTATCTTCTAATGATACCGACATCTCCAGCCTTCAGTCCAGCGTTTCTACTAACGCCTCTGCTATCTCGACTCTTCAGTCTAATGTTAGCTCCAACGATTCCGACATCGCTACCTTGCAAAGCAATGTTTCTTCGAATGATTCGGACATCTCCACTCTGCAAACCAATGTAGCCAGCAACGACAGCGACATATCCGCTCTTCAAACTCAAGCTGGATCGCTTGCTTCTGACGGTAACTCCGCTTCCTTCTCTGGTAACATCTCGGCTGCCAACGCTACATTCAGCGGTAACTTGACTGTTAATGGTACAACCACTTCGGTAAACACCACTAACATCGATGTTGCTGACAGCATCATGAACCTTTCTAAAGGTGCAGGAACCGGAACGAATGCCTCGAATGACGGTGGTTTCATCGTTGAGCGTGGTTCTTCCGAATCCAATGTAGCTTTGATCTGGGACGAAGGAGACGACAAGTTCAAGGTTCTCTCGACTTCCGCTACTGCTGCTTCCACTGACATCTCTTCAACAGACGGATCAGCAAGTGCTGCTAAGTTTGATGCAGACCTCTACCACAACGGAACTGAATTAGGAACCGTTGCTGAGTTCGAAGCTGCTTTAAGCTAAGAGTTTATCTCATATCTATCATTAAGGGGCAGTCCAATCGGGCTGCCTCTTTTTGTTTACAAAGATAACAACTGCTAATACACTATTGATATGTTAAGTCATACCGAAGGAAGTAAATTGCACGACAAGATAGCTGGTGCATATCGTAACAGTATTGATATGATGGAGGATTTAGGGGAGTACAACGCTGCACTTCTTAACGGAGCTAGACAGTTCCTTAAAGATAACAATGTTGTTATGGACAGCGGAATGGGTACACCTTTACAAACCCTGTCTGACCAACTTAATACTTTACCATTTGAAGAAGAAGAACAAGAAACACCAAGAGATACCACCCAAGCTCAAGGACTTTAGAAACTTTCTATACCTGGTTTGGAAGCACCTGAACCTCCCAGACCCCACCGAGCTACAGTACGACATAGCAGAGTATCTGCAACACGGACCTAAACGGTCTGTTATCATGGCGTTCCGGGGCGTAGGTAAGAGTTGGATAACAAGTGCTTTTGTAGTACATCAGCTACTGCTGGACCCATCCAAGAACATACTTGTTGTGTCAGCATCTAAGAATAGATCGGATGACTTCTCTACTTTTACCTTGCGAATCATTCAAGAGATTCCCATTTTACAAGGATTAAAGCCGTCAGAGAACCAACGATTCAGTAAGATAGCTTTTGATGTAGGACCTGCTCCTGCCTCTCACGCTCCCTCTGTTAAGTCACTAGGTATATCCTCCCAGCTAACAGGGTCTCGTGCTGATATAATCGTAGCGGACGATGTAGAAGTAGCTAACAACTCTGCCACTCAAGGAATGAGAGATAAGCTCGATGAACAAGTAAAGGAGTTCGACGCTATCATTAAACCCTTGGACTCCTCCCGTATCATCTTTCTCGGTACTCCTCAATGTGAAGACAGTATTTACAACAAACTGCGAGAGAGGGGCTACAAGAGCCGTATTTGGTCTTCAGAGTATCCAGACGATAGGGAGGCTATAAATAACTACGGAGGCGATCTAGCACCCCTTATAGCGGATAATATAACACCTGAGACTGTCGGTACTTCTACAGAACCTCTACGGTTCACTGATCTAGACCTGGAAGAAAGAAAGATGTCGTACGGTCGGACGGGGTACGCTTTACAGTTCATGCTTAATCCTAAGCTATCTGATGCTGATCGCTACCCCTTAAAGATAAACGATCTGGTCATTATGGATGTGGATGTAGATGTAGCTCCTGAGAAGGTAGTGTGGTCATCTGATCCTGATAACTGTGATAGGGAGTTACCTAATGTAGGATTAGCTGGAGACAGGTACAGAAGACCTGCTAACACTGTTGGGGATATGATACCGTACACAGGCTCTGTGCTATCGATTGACCCGTCAGGTAGAGGTAAAGATGAAACAGGTTACGCTGTAGTCAAGATGCTTAACGGTCAGTTGTTCGTACCGGATGCTGGAGGGATAAGAGGTGGATACGATGAGAAGACCCTTAAGCAGCTGGTAGCTATAGCAAAGGATAACAAAGTTAATAAGGTAGTGATAGAGTCTAACTTTGGGGACGGTATGTTTATGGAGCTGATAAAGCCTCTGTTTAGAACTTCCTATCCAGTAACTATAGAAGAAGTCAGACATAACAAACAGAAGGAGCTACGGATTGTAGACACTCTTGAACCTGTGTTAAACAGCCACAGACTTATCGTTGATCCCTCTGTTATAAATAACGATTACAGGTCAGCTTTAAGCTACCCTATAGAACAACAAACCAGGTACATGCTTATGTATCAGTTATCAAGGATAACAAGAGATAGAGGTAGCTTGGTACATGATGACCGTCTTGATGCGTTATCAATAGCTGTTGGTTATTGGGTGCAGCAGATGGCTGCTGATGTTAACCAATCTATGATTGATAGACAACAAGAGCTGATGAATGAAGAGTTAACTAAGTTTGTTGATAGCTTTCATAAAAGAAGTAATAACAAAACAGCTGTTAGCTGGATATAACAAATCTTTCTTACAGTATCTATTTAGTACTCTTATATTGTAATTTCTTACTTAGTTTAAATACAGACTTACTGTATACAAGGTAACTTGTAAATCTAAAGTAACACTTTAAATATGCTATATGGTTTATTTATAAACACACCTATCCTTAAAAACTTAAGTTAAAGAGTTGTTATCAGTCTCCTTTGTTAGAGTAGCTGCGAAAGAACGGATGTATGAGCAGCTCAACAGAGTCTTACTGATCTGATGGTAGCTGAAGTTGTTTTACTTTAACCTTTGTAACGATTAGTGGAAAAGGAGCTATAAAAGCAGTAGCAGCTATACGACTCTAACACTCTT